CTTTTTATTATATTTTTCAGATATATATTGATAAGTGGCACTCAGACGTGAGCCGCCACTTGACCGTTTAATCATTGCTTTTTCTGACAGGCATCTCCAGTTAAACGGTCTTCTTCTTTTTGTGTTGGTTTCACGTCTTAACATTTTATTGTTTACGGAAACCACTTCATGAAAAGACTTCTCGAATTACGCCAACAAAAGGCAACTCTCACCGAGCAAATGCGCTCATTGCTCACTAAAGCAGAAACCGAAAAGCGTTCTCTCACCGAAGATGAAGCCAAAAGTTTTGATGAGTTACGTCATCAGTCGGAATCCCTAAATATTGAAATTGCCCGTTATGAAGTGATGGCAGAGGAAGAACGCAGTCAAACAGGCAAACAGGTATTAGGTGATAAAGCCATCAGTAATGATGAATTACGTCATTATATCCTGACAAGCGAAACGCGCGCGTTATCTACTGGGGTTCCGGCTGATGGTGGCTATACCGTTATTCCTGAACTGAATAAGCAGATCATGCAACAATTAACCGATGATTCGGTGATGCGTAAAATCTGTACCATCAAAACTACTCACAGCAACGAATATAAACAATTGGTTTCTGTGGGTGGTGCAAAAGTCAATCACGGTGAAGAAGGTCACGCTCGTACTGAAACTGGCACACCAAAGTTAGAAGAAGTCAGTATCAAATTATTCCCTATCTACGCCTATCCCAAAACCACGCAAGAAATTATTGATTTTAGTGATGTGGATATTCTGAGCTGGTTAAGCTCTGAGATTGGTGACACGTTCGTTGATACTGAAGAAGTCGATCTCGTCACGGGAGATGGTTTGAAAAAAGCAAAAGGTTTTTTAGCTTATCCTCGTGAAGCCAAAGATGACAAAACGCGTGCTTTTGGCAAATTAGAAAAACTGGAAGCAACGACACTGACAGCGGATAGCTTGATTGATTTGAAATTTAAGCTTAGAGCGAAATACCGTAAAAATGCTGTTTGGGTGATGAACTCCAATACTGCCGCTAAAGTACAGAAATTGAAAAATGGTAATGGGGATTATATCTGGCGTGATCGTTTACAGTCTGGCGATCCTGATACCTTATTAGGCTTATCGGTTCATTACCTCGAAAATATGACCGATGATGTGATTGCATTAGGTGATTTTAAACGCGGTTACTTCATTGTGGATCATGAAACGGGGACACGTACTCGCCCTGACAATATTACAGAACCAGGCTTTATCAAAGTTCACACCGACAAATATTTAGGGGGTGGGCTGGTGGATTCTAACGCGATTAAAGTGTTAGAAGTGAAAGCTGCGGGTTAATAACTCTGGAAGCGTTCCTGTGATCTCAGGAGCGCTTTTTATTGTCAGGAATGTGTTATGAAAAATATTGAGCTAGAAATCCGTACCGCCACGCTATCAGCCAATGATAAAAAGCTGGTGGGTTATGTCATCAAATGGGGCTTACGTTCTCATGTACTTTGGGATGAGTTTGTTGAGCAGTTTGCCCTAAATGCGTTCAGTAACAGCTTATCAAAGGGAAGTGATGTCAGGGCGTTATACGAACATGATTACACTAACCTATTGGGACGCACGACTTCTGGCACATTACAGCTTACCGAAGATGAAATAGGGTTACGTTTTGAACTCACTCCGCCTGATACGCAACTAGGGCGTGATGTTCTCACCTTGGTTGAACGAGGTGATATTTCAGGCATGAGCTTTGGTTTTCGAACGATTAAAGATCAGTGGGATATTGGTCAAGAGCCGTATGTCAGAACTGTATTAGAAGCCGAACTCCATGAAATCACCATCACCAGTTTACCCGCTTACCCTGATAGTGGCGTAGAAATTGCCAAACGCTCCTTAACACTCAGTAAACCGCAAGCGGTAAAAGATTTTGACCGCTGGTTACAATTAGCTGAGGTGGAATAATGTGGCCATTCAAACGTAAAGCCTCCGAATCCCGTAGTCTAAGTATTGATGAGTTTCTTTCTCTGGCAGGGATATCTAACACAAACTCAGGGGAACACGTTAGCTCGTCAACAGCGGAGGGCTTACCTGCCGTGATGAATGCGGTGACGGTCATTAGTGAAGCTATTGCCTCCATGCCCTGTTTTCTGTATCGAGTACACAATGATAAAGGGCGAGAATCAAGAGAGTGGTTAAGTGATCATCCTGTTGATTATCTTCTCAATGAAAAGCCAAATGACTGTCAGACCGCTTTTCAATTTAAGCGCACGTTAATGCGTCATTGTTTGCTCAATGGTAACGCCTATGCGGTGATTGCGTGGGGTAAAGATGGGCAGCCTAAATCAATACATCCTTACCCCCCTAGTGCGGTAGTGATTAATCGACTTGGAGATCACCGATACAGTTATACCGTGACTGAACCGTATAGCGGTAAGGTGAAAACCTACCTACAAGAAGAAATCTTGCATTTACGTTATGCGACCGATGACGGTTTTTTAGGACGCTCACCCGTTACGATTTGCCGTGAAACATTGGGCTTAGGATTAGCTCAACAACGACACGGTGCGAGTATCATGAAAGACGGTATGATGGCATCTGGCATTATTAAATCGGGTGAATGGCTCGATAGCCTCAAAGGGACTAAGGCATTAGAAGCCCTAGAACGCTACAAAGGGGCACGTAATGCAGGGAAAACCCCCATTCTTGAGGGGGGCATGGAATATGAACAATTAGGCATGAGTAACCAAGATGCGGAGTGGTTAGCTTCAAGGCGTTTTACCATTGAAGATATTGCCCGTATGTTCAACATTAGCCCTATCTTTTTACAAGAATATTCCAACAGTACCTACAGTAACTTTAGTGAGGCAAGTCGTGCCTTACTGACCATCACTATGCGTCCGTGGTTAGCTAACTTTGAGCAACAAATTAAATCGGCACTGTTACTCACGTCACCCACACCGAATATTCGTTATCAAGTGGAATTTGATACGGCAGATTTACTCCGCGCTAATCCTACGGAGCGTTTCCGCAGTTATGAAACCGCGATTAAGTCGGGAGTCATGTGTCCGAATGAAGCCCGTGAGCGTGAGGGGTTGCCGCCTCGTGAAGGCGGTGATGAATTTAGTCAGGCATGGAAACAGACCGTCGAGGTCAAGAAAGGTGCTGACAAGGAGGATGAATGAAAGCAGGACGCATGAATCAACGGGTGACTATTCAACGCTCAAAACTAAAACCAGATGCCCTCAGTGGTAATGAGGTGATGTGGTTTGATATTGCGACAGTCTGGGCAGAGGTAAAAGGCATTCGAGGGCGGGAATATTTCAGTAGTCAACAGACACAAAGTGAAACCACCGTGAGAGTTTGGTTGCGTTATTTTCCTGATGTGACTACCGCGGATCAGTTGATGTTTCACTACGCAGGTACGGACGGCAAGTATTGGGATATTAAAAGTATTGTGGCCGATAAAGCCAAGGGCAGTATGGAAATGATTTGTGTGGGGGCAGAACGTGACGACAACTAAGCCAGAAATTGGTCTTGATGAAGTGAAGTTACATTGCCGTATTGATGGGAGTGATGAAGACAAACTGATTGAGTCTTATATCACGGCAGCATTAGAAGTCTGTCAACAACATATTGGCAAACGATTTGAAGCAGGACTGGACTTTACTCCCGCGATAAAGATTGGCTGTTTAATGTATATCTCATTGCTGTATGAGAACCGAGGTTTTATCAGTGAAGGTGAGATAAAAGAAATCCCGTTTACGATTAAATCATTGTGGTCAGTCTATCGCGATGTGGGAGTGTATTAGATGCCATGGCAACCACTAAAGCGTTGTAGCTATCCAAGCTGTAATAAGCGTGTGAAGTCTGGGCGATGTGATGAACATAAACGAGAGGCTAGACGACAACAGGACAGTCAGCGAGGAACGCGAACCGAACGAGGTTATAGCAATCGATGGGGTCAGTATCGCTTGCAGTATCTCAAGTTAAATCCGTTATGCGTGCATTGCCTCAGAAAAGGGATATATACCCCTGCAACTATTGTTGACCACATTATCCCTATTAATGGTGATAGTGATGTGTTGTTTTGGGTGGATTTTAATCATCAAGCGTTATGCCACAGTTGCCATAATACCAAAACCTTTAAGCATGATCCTCTTACTAAACAAAAGCGTAAAAATGGGGAATATCGAGAGTTAGAGGAAAAGGCGACACGACATAATGATTGGCGAGATGAGTATAACCGTAATGCGTGAAGATGAAGTAAATCAATTGGTTAAAGGGCTTCTTAAGCACAGTGAACCGTATCGACAACGACAACTAAAAACGCCTACAACGCACACAGCAAGGCGCACAACACAACGCGATAGGGAGCTTATGGAATGTTTCCGAAATCGTTAGAAAATCGCATAGAAGGAGTGGGGGCATCAAAAATGACAAACGCTCTCGTTTCAGGAACCGCACGCCTCCTCGAATTTTTACGCACGGCAATTTTTTTGAAAATAATTTACTAGGAAATAGAAATAGTTATGGCAAGAGCACCTAAACCCCCTGTTTATCTTAATGAGATAGCGACGAAAGAGTGGAAAACAAAAGCCAAAATATTGGCAGAACGTGACGATCTGACGTTAGCCGATTGGAACAATTTAGAATTGTATTGCGTCAATTATGCGATGTACCGTAAAGCGGTTGAAGACTTAGATAATCGAGGGTTTAGCATTATCAATAGCCAAGGCAGTGAGAGCCGTAATCCTTCATTGAGTGCCAAGGCTGATGCTGAAAAAATCATGATTAAAATGTCTTCCTTACTGGGGTTCGATCCCGTTTCTCGTCGTAAAAATCCGATTGAAACTGAGGAAGAGGACGAATTAGATCGCCTATGAACGCATGGGAGCAGTACGCAAGCGACATCAAAACAGGCAAAATCCCCGCCTGTCAGCGGTTAAAGCAAGCCGTTGAACGTTACTATAATGACTTAAATAACCCGCTTTACACCTTTGATAATGAGATCGTAGAGCGTTTTATCGGGTTCTCCCGAGTTTGCCCTCATGTCAAAGGGCATCTGCGAGGTAAGCCGATAGAGCTTGAGCCGTGGCAACAATTTGCCTTTGCTAATCTCCTTGGTTTCAAGATGACCTCAACAGGGAGAAGGAAATACCGTAGCGCTTATATTCAGGTTCCCCGCAAAAATGCGAAATCCACCGTTGCGGCAATTCTAGCTAATTGGTTCTTGGTGATGGAAAACGGGCAACAAGATATTTATACCGCCGCAGTGAGCCGAGATCAGGCGCGTATTGTCTTTGATGATGCCCGTCAAATGTGTGTGTTGTCTAAACCACTTAAAAAACGGGTGGTCATACAGCAACATAAAGTTATTAATCCGAAACGTAATAGCTTATTGAAACCTCTTGCCGCTAAAGCCGCGACTATTGAGGGAACCAATCCCAGTTTAGCGATTGTTGATGAATATCACTTACACCCTGATAATGCGGTTTATTCTGCCCTTGAATTAGGGATGGGGGCACGTCCTGAAGGGATTTTATTTGCGATCACAACGGCAGGCAGTAATGTCATTTCAGCCTGTAAACAACATTATGATTATTGTTGTCAAATCCTTGCAGGTGAAGAACAAAATGAATCGTTATTTGCTTTGATTTATGAACTCGATGACGAAAAAGAAATTGACGATGAACGTCTGTGGATAAAGGCGAATCCCAATCTTAATGTGTCAGTTGATGGTGATGCTTTATATGACACGATACAAAAGGCACGAGGCATTCCCTCTCAATGGACGGAAATGTTAACTAAACGCTTTAATATCTGGTGTCAGGGAGAGATTCCTTGGATGGGGGAAGGGGCATGGTTAGCGTGTAAAATGGACTATACCGAAACTGATCTACGATGCTTGGAGTGTTATGCTGGGATGGATCTATCTTCTACGGGGGATATTACCAGTGTCTGCTATACCTTTCCTGTTGATAATGAATTGTTGTTATTGACTCGCCACTATATCCCCGAAGCGCAGTTACAGAACCCGGCCAATAAGAACAGGGCGATTTACCGTCAATGGGTTAAGTCAGGTTGGCTTCGTACCACTCCTGGTGATTGTATTGATTATGATCGCATTCGTGATGATGTGCTTAGAGACAGCCAACAATTTAATATCAAATTGACAGGTTTTGATACATGGAACGCTACCCATTTAAGGACACAGCTACAAGGTGCGGGGTTAGATGTTGAGCCATTCCCTCAAACTTACATGAAGTTTAGCCCTGTGGCGAAATCAGCCGAGGTATTCGTTAATCGTAAAATCATTCGTCACAATGGCGATCCGGTGCTTGCGTGGGCGATGGCTAATGTCGTCATGGAAACGGACGCAAACGCGAATATCAAGCCCAATAAAAAGAAATCAGCCAACAAGATTGACCCTGCTATTGCTTTCCTTATGAGCTTTGGTACATGGCAAATTGAGCATGAAGACTTTGCTTTCAACTTAACGGGGGAGCAAAAAGAACGTTTAGCCTCATTTGATGGGGTGTAGCTGACTTATTGTTAGTTGCAAATTTTCGTTATCAACCATGGTGGAAATCACCACAGTATAGGTATGGTGGAAATCGCAATACCTTTACAGTCACACCACAGCTTAAATCTGAGCCAAAGCATTTATTAGTGCTTTGGTCTTCCAGAGGACAAAATTGTCCCCGAGTTATTGAGAAAAACATATTTGTGAAATTATCAATAGGTTAGAACGTTAAACACACTCACCTCGAATAGGACACCTTAATATCAAGGAGTCGCCCACCTAGTGTAAATCGCCAAAAGAGTAAATTATCAGCAAAAAGGTGCACAGTATGCACAGTTGGTGCACACCGTGTTCACCCTAATTTATTATTTAATATCAATGGATTAAGCTAATGGTGCATAGGGTGCACAGTTGAGGGCTTCAAAAAGATTTATAGGGGGGTAGTGAACAAATCGCAGGATAATAGAGTTTATTTGTACATAATTTAAACTACGAAAGTTTTGTAGTTTATCTATCTCTTTCTTTTCACATTAAGCAATCAGTCTGGCGAAACAGGAGCTATCATTTTGATCATACCTCTAAATGAGTTGCACAAACCTGTGGCGATATCTAGGGCTTAGAATAAAAGATGTGAGTAGAAATGTGTATAGATTGTATTTTTTAGTTTATTAATTGATTTAAAATCAATAAAAAGGAGTCGATATGGACTCCTGTGATCTCCGCCACTTAAGTTCAATACACCTCCCAAAACTCAATCAATCCCTTAATGATCAGTTATTAAGCTATTTTTAGTTCAACGAATGTTAAAACGTTTGCAAGAGAATTGACTCACAGGAGTGCTATTAGGCAGAAATGTGAAAAGTAAGCATACTCGTACATGTTCGGTGAATGGTATTGATAGTGATAGTAAATTGAATAAGGCGCTATGGGTGATGACTGAAAAATGTACGAATATTATTCAGAAAGATGGATAGTATAGGGGATCGTATTACATTGTTTTTTCATAAAATAATGTGTTTGCTATCTATTTGCTGGTGGCCTTATTTTTTTGTTAAATATGCTATATTGTTGTTCACAGTTTATGCATAACGTATAGAGAGTGGAGGCCATGTAATGAGTGATAATCTTCCAGAAGCACCACAGGGTGAATTTATTTTGTTCCGCAGTGAAGATGGTCAAACTCGTGTCGAATGCCGCTTTGAGTCTGATACTCTGTGGTTATCTCAATCATCAATTGCTGAGCTGTATGGAAAAGACGTTCGTACAATTAACGAGCACCTTGTTAATATTTTCTCTGAAGGGGAACTTGCTCAAAACGCAACCATCCGGAAATTCCGGATAGTTCGATTAGAGGGAAATCGTCAGGTTTCCAGAGAGATAGACCACTATAGTTTACCTGCCATTATTGCTGTTGGTTACCGTGTCCGCTCTGTCCGTGGTACTCAGTTTCGTCAGTGGGCAACGCAAACGCTGGAACAGTATCTGATCAAAGGGTTTGTGATGGACGATGAACGGCTGAAAAATCCGCCTATCGGTCAGTCAGTCGTGCCGGATTACTTTGATGAGATGCTCGAACGCATCCGTGATATTCGCGCCAGTGAGCGGCGGGTGTATTTACGGGTGAAAGAGATCTTCACCATGGCAGCGGATTACGAACCATCCAATAAAGAAACAACTCGTTTCTTCCAATCTATCCAAAACAAATTACATTTTGCTTGTACCGGCATGACTGCCGCTGAGCTTATAGCTAGTCGCGCAGATGCCAGTCAGCCGGATATGGGCTTAACCAACTATAAATTTGATGAGGTGCGTAAAACCGATGTCACGATTGCGAAGAATTATCTACGCGAAAATGAGCTGAAAGAATTAAACCGTATCGTCAATATGTGGCTGGATTTTGCTGAAGACCAAGCGCTGCGCCGTAAGCAAGTTTTTTTACAAGATTGGGATACTAAGCTAGATCAGTTTTTAAGTTTCAATGACCGTGATGTATTACAAGGCGCAGGTGGGATTAGTAAGAAAGCCGCTGATGAAAAAGCCAGAGAAGTATTTGATATTTATGCTCAAAAACGTCGACAATTAAAAGAAGCTGAAGGGGCGAGGGCGAATATTGCGGCATTGAAAGATTTGCTGAAAAAAGGTAAGTAAGATAATAAGATAAGTAGTGTATTTACCATCCTCTAAAAATAAGTGAAATTACCACTATGGATAGAATGTTCCTAGATAAAAATCTCTACGCTGTGTCACTCAGAACCTCGGCTGACGTTTAGTCTTAAAGACTAAGCTTATTTTTTAACACTTCATACGATGTTTTACCAGCATGCGCTGAGTGAGGGCGATGACAATTATAAAAAGCCTCCCATTCAGCTAATTTTTCATGTAAATCGACATCATCTTTATAATCGATATATTGATAAACTTCTTGCCATATTATTAATG